TCACCTGCTCCACTACGTCCATTAATTCCTGCTTGCTGACTACCATTGCCTACTCCTTGTTGTTGTGCTGTAGATGGCTGTTGTTGCTGAAATTTAAGTTCCAGTTCTTTTTCTTTGAGCAAAGACTGAGCTATTCTCATTCTTCTTTCAAATTCCCTGTCGTCACCGTCACCTTCCTTAATGTTGGTGGTTATGGCTTTGATCTTATCAATCTCAAGTTCCTGAGGTGCTAGCTGTGTCTCCATCATGGCTTTACTTGCTCTGGCTTGAGACTCAGCGGCTTGACCTTGTAGAGCCTGTGTCTGGGACTGCTGGAACTGTAGTTGAGCCTGTTGCACAGCCATTTGCATTTGCTGCTCTTCCGGAGAAGGTTGTCCTTGTTGCATAGCCTGTTCAAGCTTAGCTTGTAGTTCCTCACGATTAGCCAAGTTCATATTGTCAATAATTGACTGTATGAGCGTAGGATACAAAGGTGAGTCCTGTGACATAGTTTGTAACAATTGGACGAGCTGTGTGACTTCGTATTCTCTGGCAATAATACCCAAAGAGGAAGTAGCGTTAAACTTGTAGTCCGCTACAGGATAACTTTCCGGGTCAAACTGCATGTAACGACAGGCAGCTTTCTTTACAAAGGGTATCAGGAAGGACTGCTGGAAATTAATCAAAGTTCGCTTGTGACGTTTAATAATTGCACCTAGGGACATACTAATCCCTGCCGCAGTAGCGTCACCATTGACTGAGCCTTGTACACCAGCGGAGTCTATGGCTCCTGTGGAAGTCTGTACCATTCGTTGTAACGCTTCAGCCTGTGCAAAGGTAATCTGACTAACCTGCCCAAAGTTAAAGGGTTGTAGTACTGACTTAGGATCTCCATTGGTTAAAATAATCTTCCCGGGCCTAACTTCCGGTCTGGAGCCTCTGGGAAGCCTTGTAGCGTCCATAGCCATCATTGGATGTACGGTTAGGCTAAGTGCGTCAATCCTTGCTCTAAGCTCTGTGTCAAGGGCTTTCTGGCTGTTGTAGCCTTTTTCACAAACGCCCCTGCCCCAGAATCTTGAAGGTACTACGTCCCAAGGAAAGGCTACTATAGGCCTGTCACCCATCATGTAAGGGTTCTCTTCAGCTTTTAAAAGTGTACCATTGTTGGCTATAACTACCAATGCTTCCACGTAGTAGCTCTGATTTTCAGTGTCTTTAGTTTCTTCAATAGCTACAGTTAAATCTGAGTCTACGTCTTCTTCCTGTGGTTCATTTGCAGCTTCCAGAAGAACTCTAGGCACTAGGCCGTAGTATTTGGTTAATCTGACTTTATCGTCGTCGTAGCTTGTTATGTCGTGGTCTGGCTCTATTTCAAAGTCTGAAGCTGCCTGACCGACGTAAACTTGCCTATAAACTCCGTCTTCCTGTAGTTGTTCCACAAGATGCTTTGACACAAACTCATCCACAGCTACGCCAAGAGCGTCGTCTATGCTGGTTGCTATTGGGTCTATCAGGAAGTTCTGTGGCATGACTGGACGTAGTTTAACCATCGTCCTGTCTTTGATATTAACACCTACAGCCTGTAAGTCCCCACCCATTACTGGCTGTGTAGCGGGAGCCATTTCCCTGACTTCCTCTAGGACTACTTCAGCGACACCTGTGCCGTATACTGCTGAGTTAATTAAACACTCGCCTACTGCCTTTCTAACCTGCGCTTTGTCAAAGTCTTCATGCAGTTTAGTTCTCAAAAAAGCAATGTCCTGTCTTTCCCTGTCCTGTGTGTCGTCGGTAACGTCAAAGAATCTACCCCTACCAAAAGTGGCTTCCTCTATCTCAGCTACACTGGATTCCACAGCCTGTTGTAAGGCAGGGCTGATAATCCTTGACCGTTCACTTTTACGTGCCATGTCAGAGGAGGACCAGATACCACGCCAGAGCCTGTAGTATTCATCAAACTTTTGAGCGTAGTTAGCTTCGTAGTGATCTCTCCAAGTCTCACACTTAGCCATGACCCAATCTTCTACGGATTGTTCGCTCATTAAGGTTTTTTCTTCGTCCATATATTCCATATTAATATCCTGCTACTATGTCCAGTATCTCTTCGTCTTCTATTTCAAAGTCGTAATGGTACGCAACCTTAGCTAACTGATCCGTATAGGCTAAAGCGTCAACCAAGTCGTCGTGAGTCAAAGGGTCAGGAAACTGGAATAACTGATCCAAGAACCTACTGTTCCATTCTCCTTTGTTTAAAGTAATATAACCGTTTTCAAATCTGCCTTGTAACGCCCACATTACCCTGTCAGTCTTCTTTTTGTTACCGTGGGTTAATTCCTCCACAGTAAAGAATCTTTGATTTCTTTTCATTAAGTCAGTCAAAGGGGACATAACTGCCTGTCTAGCTATGCCTTTTTCTATACCTACTCTAATAGGCTCATAGTCCCTGACTACTTCAAATATTTTCCTTGCCGTTTCCGACAATTCCCATCTACCATGTATTATGTTCTCAACGAACCAACCGTCCGTATTGACTTTAACAATGGCCATAGCCGTTTCGTCAAGGTTGGAGTTCTTTGTTCTTTTCTTATTGACTTCCTCAAAACCCGCCAAGTCAATACTAACGTAGTAGTCCCCTTCCTCGTCTTTGTTTGGCTCAGCAAACTTAACCCAATCCTCCTTGAACATCTCACTGCCTCTGGCCTCAAATGAAGCCATGAATTCCTGTCGGAAAGCGTAGCTTGACATGCTCTTCTTGGCTACGTCTATTTCCTCTGAGTCCAGTAGGGGATTGGAGTAGGAAGTAAAGTGCCAAGTTTTGTAGGTTGGGTCGTCCCCTAGTTCTCCGTACTGATATAAATCATAAAAGTGATTACGTCCCATAGGTGTCCCTATGAATAACGCATCACCCTTCTGGTCCGCTAAAGCTGGCCTTAGGATCTGCTCAAATACCTCAGGCTTCATGTCTGCGTATTCGTCCAAGACTAAGAACCTAAGACTAACACCACGCATGGTTTCAGGTCTGTCAGCCCCTTTTAAGGATATTGTAGCCCCGTTGACTAGCTTTATTTGTAAATTGTTAATGTGACTATTGACTATCACTGGATTACCTAAGTCCAGCAAAGTCTGCCACATAATGTCTCTGGCCTGTCCCTGAGTAGGTGCTACGTAGAATACATGACCTTTCTCAGTCTGTAAGGCTCTCAGGATTAACATCCAAGCTGCTAGTCTGGATTTACCAGTTCTTCTCCCAGCAGCGACAATCTTGAACCTTGTGTCGTCGTTCCAGACTTCTTCCTGCCAAGGTAATAACTCTATGTTTAAATCAGTCATTACCGTCCCAATTCAAATCAGTTAGCTTTGCCAAGTATTCTTTGTAACTGTTCTTGGATTTGTCTTCCTTGATCTTTGAGGGTTCTTCCTTGGGCTTTGATTTTTTCAGCTTGTTTGTTGCTTTCAATTTTTACAATGTCCATTAGTAAGTCCAGATAACAGGAGTCGTATCCCTAATGTCTACATGAACAAAACCTTTGGCTACTCCAATACCGCCAAAACCTATGTCTATGGCATTTTCTATAATTGATCTTCGTTGTGCACCGTCACTAACATAAATATCAGCAGCTATGCCTCTACTATGTGTCCCCGGCTGTTCTTTTTTAACTTCCTCAGGATGAGTAGGGTCTCTATAACCACTTGTGATTACAAAAGGAAAACCACAGTTCTCCCTAAGAATGTCTAATCTTTCTATTAGCTCATTTTCTATTTCATTGTTACCTGTATGAGAACAAGCAAACTCTTCCTTAGTGAAATATTTAAACTTCATGTTCTCTTATAACCTCCCCTTCAATGACATCCTTCTCTTGGGTTATAGTCGCTTCAGTACCACCTAAGCTTGATATAGTTATGGAAACTGCTGACCGCCCCCCGGTAGCTTCCTTTTCAAAGTAACTAACTGGTAGCATCCTATCCATAATTAGTTTCCATGCTGCTGATTGGTTTTTATGGTCATCATTTAAAGCTGCATCAAATATGGATTCAATTACTTTCTTAGACTTAGGGGAAGCTAACATTCTAGCTTTGTATTCGTTAATAATCCCTGCATCACCTTTAGGTCTACCTAAGGCTTTTCTGTTACCTACCTTCTTTTGATTAACTTTAGCTTTAGGAGGTCTACCTCTAGGTTTTTTAGTTTGTACTTCATCATTCATTGTATTTTACCTTTGTTGTGCTAAAGAATACTCTATTATTTTACCATATTTTTAGGCAAATGTCAACCATAATCTTATGTTAATGTCAAGCCCTTTTTGTTACAAAATGTTACAATTAAAAAGATGTTATAGATCAAAGGTTTACAAGTGTTTACTTTTGTTTGACTTTTGGCTTTTTTTGTATGTTAGAGGGTACTATTAATTATAGAG